TAGTTGTGCCATCTGCCATTTTGAATAGTGTGCCTTTTTCAAAGCATCCGCCGCCAACTGCACCACCACCTTTAGAACCGTCAGCATTGTCTCCACCACCAACACCGGGACCACCGCCTCTGTCAGCCATAGAGCCACCTTCTCTACCCCTATCGCTCGCTGCTGGCGCACCCGGACCCGGAGCAACACCTTGTGACTCAATACCTGCTATTCCCTGTTCTGCTGTAACACCAGCATCTTTTGCTGCTTGGGCAGCCGCCGCCGCCCTAGCAACATCCTGCGCTTTTGCATCTCTTGCTGCTTTATCCGCTGCTCTTTGTTCAGCACTTCTATTTCTAACATCTCTTGCAGCAGCAGCAGACTTACTCATAGCGGCATCAACTGCCGCCTGATTTGCTTCTCTATCTGCAGTTTCTTTTTGCTCATCCGTCATATTAAATCGTGACACCATAGATTTAATATCTGAATAAACTGGACCACCTGTTTTACTTCTAGCAATTGCACCAGTTTTTACATCACGTGCAATACCATTTTTATCCATAAATGCTCCGGGCATACCAGCTACAGCATCTCCGGGACTATAGCCAAAATATCCTATGTCTTGAGGTTGAACACCTAATACAGAAGCAGCATCAACTATATTTTTTGCTTGCTCTTCAGTTATATTAAATCCCATCCGGTCATAATCATCATCTGAAAATAATCCTGAAGCAAGTCCTATAATATCTTCATTGTTCATTGTTCTAGTAGCACCCATAGGAGACGTTTGCGTAGTTCCTATTAATCCCGGAAAACTAGTATCTACAGTTCCGCCGGGCGTACCGGGGCTTGGCTTACTTCCAAAAGCCGTTGTTGATGGCCCAATACCTGATACAGAAGCTAAAGCACCTAAAGGATTACCTGTTAAGATACTTGCAATTACTCCTACATTTATACCACGATTTCCTGTAATACCATAAGCATCTGTAACAGCTTGATTAGCACTACTAGAACTGTTAAAATTTGTACCACTAAAAATACCCACACCTGTAACAGACGTACTAGCTACGCCTGTACTCCTATCACCACCTCCTGTATCTTCTTGCTGTGGTCCCGTAACAGGTGTTACAGTTGTAGGTGCTTCTTCTGGTGCTGGCTGGTCCCCAATAGGACGATAGCCTTCAGGTATTGGATAAATAGGTCTCCCATCTTTAAATGGTATTTGTAATGTCTGACCTGCATCGTTTATATATGTACGCAACTCATCATACTGACCTGCTCTTTGACCAACTGTTTCAGCAAAGGTAGGCAAGTTAGTTGTTTGCAAAGCTGTTTGATATTGTGCGCCAGTAAACTGAACAGGCTGGAAGTAAGGTTGCGCACCACCATAAGGTGTGTAACCTGTCTGTCCGCCACTAGGAACTTGATAGCCAGCAATGCCAGTACCCGGCAGTGTATATGTTCCTGTTTGTGGATTAATTTGCGTAGGCTGATTATATGGCTGTTGCGGAACAGATGGCGGATTGTAACCACCAGTTTGAAATGCTCTAGCTGTTTGGTCTTTTACTGACTTTTTCATATCGGCTGCACCTGTACTTTATTACGTATATCTTCTGGTAAATCTGAAAGGTCAGAAATATCTGCAACAAAAGCCTTTCCGCCCATATAAGTAACAAAACCAGCTTTTACTCTATCTCTTGGGTCTTGCATCTGTTGTTGCTGGTTAGGTATAGTAGGTGAAACGTAACCACCTTGCTGCATATTATACTCTTCTTCATCTTCCACGTCAAGGTCATACATATCAAATGGCAAGTCATCTTCTACGGTAGCTTCTTCGCTATTACCCATTTGACCCATAGCATCCATTTGAGCCAAGCCTATCTTAGCTTCTTGACGCATACGCATAAGGTTTTCCAAACCAATATAACGAACTACATCAGCAGGAAAAACAAACTCACCTTCACTTAATTGTGCAGGAATATCGTCACGAACTTCTTCACGTGTAGAACCCGGTGGTACTTCGTTGCCAGATACTTCATCAACCATACCGCCCTCATCCATGAGGCCACCGTCTTCAAACATTTCCATTTGTTTATCCATTGCCATTTACTTCATCCCGTAGATATTTAAGTTTACGCAAAGCTATAATAGCACCCTGCTGACGGTGCATCATAATTGTATCATCAGATTGTTCCAACACTTTTTGATGCTGTTCAATAGCCATATCTAAGTAACTACTGAACGCTTCCCATTGGCGGTTGTTGCCCACCATCGGCTTGAGTTTGCTGAGTACCTGCTGTTTGTCCACCATTACTACTAAATCCTTGTTCACCCGGTACAGGAACTTGTCCAGTACCTATATTACCACCGCCAGCACCCGTTGGGTCTGCTGGATTAACACCTGCTGGTGCTTGTTCTTGTTGCTGTGGTGCTTGGAACTCTTTCATCAGTTCAGCTTGTAGGGCAGCTTCACTCATGTTATTAGTTACTTTATCAGGGTCAAGTTCCATAGACTTTGCAATCTCACGAATAATGTATTGAAATTTTGCAAACGGTGCAAGTGTTGGATTACTTGCAACCTGTAGGAACTGCATCAATCTCTGGCTACGTACTTCTGTCGCCATTAGGCTTTCAGTACCACGTGCCTTAACTTCTAGGTCACCCTTAATATCTTTGTCAAAATCAAACTGCATATTAAAACGGAAGAAACCTTCGCCTAAAGGACGCAGTAAATAATCGTCTACATTTTTAATAACAGTTTTAATATTTCCGCTAGCTGCGTTCATCAGCATAGAAATACCAGAAGCAGTACGACCTACACCAGATACGCCCGTCTGCCCGTGTGCAAAGCTAGGCATACCTGTAGACTCATCTGCAAGCTGACGTGCCTTATCAAAAAGCATCATGTTCTCTGAAGATACGTTAGGAAACTTCGTACCGAAAATAGCCTGACCGGGTGCGCCACCTTGTCTGCGGAATACCTTACCGGGATACAGTGTCAAGTCCTGACCGGGTACTAGGTTTGTCTCATCTACCTCAATAAGCATATTACCTGAAAGCACAGCGTTGTCTACTGCCATACGCATAAAGCCGTTCATAAGCGTCTGCGTATCGTCCATGTTTTCTGCAATACCCACACCAAAGAAAGAATACGGATTCATTTCATATGGTGCAGCGCAGTAAGGAATCTTAGCTGGTTTAAATGGATTTAACACCATGCGGATAAGTTTATTGTTACATATCCATACATTTGCCTGTAGTTCATCAAAGTCTTTTAGTTCTTCTGGTATCTCGACACCTTGCTCTTCAAGCATTTCTGTGTCAACCATGCCCCAATACTCAAGAACCTCAAAGCGGTCAATGCCATGCTCTGGTGCGTAGTCTGACAAGTCATCTTCCCAATACTTCTTGTCATAGTTCTCGCCCATTTGGATACATTCATCAATAACTTGACCACGGAAATATGGACGCTTTTTTAGATTACGCATCTGTGAACGAGACATCTTGTGACGCTCGATTACAAACTGTGCTTCATCCATATTGTTTGCATCTGGGTCTGGATAGAAATTCCAAACAGATACATGGTCTACCTGTGGTACAGTTTTGAACAGTGGGTCGTAGTTACCCTCATCATCCCAATTGGCGTATTCCTTGTCCTTTGCAAATGGACCTTTCATAATGCCTGTACCAAACAGTGCCATTTCAAATGCACTGCTGCGAAGGTTCTTGTTAGCACCTGATTCTTCAAGCTGGTCGTGTATCTTCTTCTGCATCTTTTTAGCAGCAACCATAGCTGGGCTAAACTCGATAGCAGTGGGTGTCTTGCCCGGACCTTCTTTTAGTTTTTCTTGTACAGGCTCTAGTTTATCTTCTAACGCACCAAGTTTTTCAGACAGACTTTTAGCTGTTGCACCCGGTGGCAAGTCCTTTCCATCTCCTTTAAAGCCATACGGACTTGTAAGCGAAGTAGACGCTTGCATCTGTTCCGGCTCTTGTGGGTCGAAGTGTACATCCGCAACTACTCCTTCAGGAAGTTCTGTTGGTTCAATTGAAAGGGGGAATTTGTTATTAGCAAATAAAACATCTACAATCTGACCATATGCAGCTAGTGTTTTGGTTTTAGTAACCTTGATAAAGACACGTGACTTTTCAGCTTCTGTAAACTGTACATCTGGCCCGTATAAACCACGATAGTTACGATAGGCTCTTAACCAACGCTCTTCGTCTTGATAACGATAATCTTCTGCACGTTTGTAGCGGTCAATAATAAATGGAATGATGTTAGACACATCCGCATCAAAAGTAACAGAGTCTTCTGTATCTTCTAACGCAATAGCGTCATCTTCAATCATGATGTCATCTTCATCCATATTTTTCTTCCTTAGTATCCAAAGGTAGCATCTGCAACACGCATACCGCCACCGGGTCTACCCATAGGGTCATAATCGAATATACTAAATCTTGGCCTTGACATTATACCATACCTTAACGCATCGTACAAGTGGTCTTCCGACTTCGTGTCAATATCTTCTGGATTCTTTTTATCCAGTGGGATTGACGGTAATTGGGCGACAATGTTTGTGCAACTATTAAAGAAAACAAGTCTAGGCTCTTCCGTAAATTCATCTACCTGTAAACGTCTGTGGATTTCGTTTTTACCTGCTACACGACTACCACGGCTTCTATCTGATGGTCGCCAACGGCAACCCTTCTGTATCATCTGTTCCGCAAGAGACGGTCCAGTATCACCACGTTTATGCCAAAGACTGCTATCCAAGACACCATATTTAATATTTCCATCTTCAGCTTCCAAATCCAAAATCATTTCGGCCAAGTCTGCGGCCAATACCTTACTGACGTATAGTTCTCTATATACGACAAGCTGTTCACTAGGCGTAACAGCAAACCAAAGAACGCCAGTAAAACTACCGTAACCATAGTCACATGCACGAAACTTGACCCAGTTACTAGGGATATGGTAAGGCTCCACAACATGCACACGCCTATCAAACTCAGTAAACGCAGCACCTTCTTTAATATCCCAATCGCCTTCAAGTAACTGTCTCCGTTGTTGTTCGGGAAGCGAGAGAAGCATGGCTTCATAATCTCCTGCTTCCGCAAGGTAAGGATTATCAGAGAGTCTTGCAGGGATAAAACGTCTTTTGAATAGAGGTTTTCCTGCCTTCTGATGTCCTGCTGGATACCGTAGTACCTCTCCTGTTTCTGTGTCTGTGGCATCGTAGGGTTGTCCATATGGTGCTGGGTCAATAAACATTTTCTTAACCCAATGATGCCCACGGCCTCCGGGGTTGGTTGTTGCCCTCATAAAGATAGGCAGGTCAGGTGCAGTGGACCGTAGACGACTTCGCATGTAATTCCATGCATATGGCGATTGCCACTGAGTCAGTTCGTCAAAGCCTATCCAGCTAAATGCTAGACCCTGATAGCGCAAGACATCTTCATCTCTGTCGAGGTATGACATCCACAACCTCGCTCCAGATGGCGCAGTCCACTGCATCTTACGTTCTGACCACTTTATTCCGGGCCAGATTTTCGGATATAGTTCCTGTGACTTAAATATAAGTTCACGTAACTCTTCCGTTGTGTGTCGTAGAAGCAACCCACTAAACTGTGGATGCCCCATGTAACGTAGTGGGTCAGCAAGCATGGCATATGATTTGCCACCACCTGCACTACCACCATAAAGAACTTCACGTTCACTTGCTGCAAGAAAGTCTGTCTGTGGGCCGGGGTTTGGTTTGAAGAGTACATTAGCTGTCTCTTCTATACTTTCAAACTCAGCAGCTTCAGTTTCAATCTCTTGGATTTCAACCTGCGGCTTTTGCGCCTGTTCTTGCTTCTTCGATTTCTTGCGCTTTGGCGATTGCCTTTTCCGCATAGTCTGCCCATTGGCGGAGGCTTTTAGCTTTGTTCTTACGCTGTCGCTCATTCTGTAGCCGCTTTCTTAATCCTACGTGCGATATGTATCTACCGCTATTTGTACTCAGCCAGTTAGCTACCTCACGATAGCTGTATTGATTAACGTGTGTTCTGGCCTTTTCAAGCAAATCCAACTCAGTTGGTATGGGGTCAAGAATGTCGGGGTCGTCTTCGTTTTGCTTGTAACCAAATGGTACAGTACGTGCAACACGTGGTATCTGTATCCATTCGTTTTCGTCTTTTATATCTGTTGGCTGTGGTAGCTTCCACCGCCCTGCTGTTCTAGTCATCGTCACTTGCTGCTTTAGGTGGCATAAGCATAACACCACCTGCGGCTTCTACCTGCACCTTCTCTGTCTTAATCAAACCTGTACGGTCAAGCAGTTCTTTAGCTGCTGCCATTTTATCACGAATACCTAACTCAGTTGGGTCGTACAGTGCGCCTGTTACAGCCATAGCAGCTTTCGGTGCATTACGTGCCATGTACATCTGCGTTGCCTCAAGGATTTCTTCTTTTAGTCCTTTTACGATTGCAGTTGTAGGAGTATTCTCTGAATAACCAGCCAGTTTCTTTGCGGCAACTACGTCACCGCCAGCGTCCTCAAAGAGGACTTCAAGAAACTTCTGTTGTCTTTCATTTAGTTCTCTAGCCATGCTGCTTCTTCTTCGTTGTATGGTAACATTATTTTGTTAGGTTTTCTATGAAGTCAAAAAACTTTGCGCCTGAAGGTGAGGCAGATTTTTGTACACGCTGTTTTTGTGGCAACTGCCGTGTCTTGGTAACCTTCCGATATTGCTTAGAAGACTTTACAACCTTTTCAGGTTTCTTTTGTTCTTTAGTCTTTACCTTCTGGCCTTTAGGTGTTTTTTCTTCAGGGAACAATACATCCATTCCCAATCTACCAAGTTGTTCTCTAATAGTGTCTCTTTGCACTAATTTATCTTCAGCCATCTTTAAAATCCCCATGATGCATAGCGTGGGCTAATTTGTGACTACGTGATTTTACCTGAATAGCCCACCTGCTGTCAAGCATTTCTTTTGCAGCAGTACGGAAATCTCCCTCATGTATTCCTGCCCACATTTTTTTAAACTTACAGAGACGAGGCACACCCATATTAAATGCCATGTCTACCAGTACAAGCTGACGTACAGCGTCCAATTCTGCTATGCAAGGATGCGCTTTTAGCAGTTCCTCTTCGACTATCTGCACGTCATTCTCTAACAGAAACATTGCATCAGATTCTGTAATACCATGCTGATACACTGTGTCTATGTTCGGTATATCCAGAGTATCCAATTCTTCTTTTGTGATACCTCTGTCTTCTAAATTTCTGCCCACACCTATTGTGTCTATGCCCAACGTATCTTGGTAGACTTCCAGTCGCAACCCTTCACTCTTCATTAGCTGCTTTAACAGGTGTGTACGAATATACTTCATCTACTTGCCCTTTGCTTCTCTACCTAGATAGATGCCATATACACCAGTCATGACACCCATAATAACAGATACAAATGCAGACTGCTGTGTTGTTGGGTCTTCAAGATTCATAAACCACTCTGCACAACGCCACGACATTGCAACAGAAGCAATCATAGTTAGTTTGGCTGTAAGATTAAACTGTAACCAGCGTTTCCACCAATCTGCCATACTAAGTTACCTCATCCTTGGTGGCCTTGGGCCTCTGTTAACTTGAAGTGCTTTTCTAGCATTAGTAAATCTTTGTTGAATTTGTCTTTGATGTTGCGACCTTGGATTAAATGGTCGTGACTGTAATTTTGATTGGAATGAATCACTAAGACCTATCATACGTCCTTTTCTTTGCTGCTGCTGCATTTTACGTTGGGCTTGCCTACGTTGGGATGTTTGCCTACGCATTAACTGTTGCATACGTCTCATACGTTGTGCATCAGGTGCAGGTCCGGGCATTGCTGTTGTACCCTGTACTGGCCTACCCATTCTGTCTATTCCGCCTGTAGGCATCATAGGATTACCTGCTGGCATTCTTGTAGGCAATTTTCTACGTCTTGACCCTCCCAAAGTTGGAATAGGTCTACCTCTAAAAGTTCTACGTGGTCTGCGAGGGGGGACATTACCACCGGGATGAAACTTCTTTTTATTAGCCATTATTTACACAAGTCCTCGTAACGTGTTGTATGTAATCTATGCTGAGACAAATCACCCACATGGTTATATGAAAATAGCTTACGTAGAATATTTAGTATGTACATTATTTCTTACCAAAAAACTTAGTAGCACTACGTACGCCAAACGATGCAGCTACGATTACACCTAATGTATATTGATACCAATCAGGCATACCTGCAAGTGCTGCAAACCCATCATCTACAATCTTTCTACCCCACTCACCACAAAAGGATAATACAAGTGGCACAGAAAAAATAATTACTAGCCACTCATCCTTCCAAGAAGACGCACTTGAACGAGCCATTTCAATGTCCCAATCAATTTCGCCAGTGGCTTTCTTTTCCATGATAGCTGCTTCAGCTTTCGCTGTTGCAACCTTTGCTGCGCTGTCAGCTTTTGTTTTTTCAACTTTTCCCTCCAACCATGTACTGGCTATCTGGCTAATTGGTCCTATTAGTGCTGTTAGCATTACACACCCCGTCTAAACTTAGCAGTTTTCTTTTGTATCGCTTTAGGCTGTCGGACGAATTGCTTACCAGCACGAGTTCCTTTTCTTTTAGCAGCGGTAGTTGCTGCGTACTCCGCTGACGATAGCGACTGGATAGCGGCCTTCGGTAAATACCGTTCACCAGTTTGACTGGACGGCTTCCCACTTTTAGTACCCCACTTCTGCTTTGTCCACGCCTTCAAACTCTTCTGCGGTGATTTCAATGCCATTACAGCCCTCTTAAATAAATAATCCACAAAGCCAAAGCAGCAAGAGAAAACAGACCCAGAACAAGTAAAAATACAACTGTGCCAATTTCAACGTATCGCCTTATTTGCCTCTTCTTATCTTCGATAGCTTTGAGTCTAGCTTTACGTGCTTCTGCTTGAAACCTTTGCCAGTCTGACCATAATCCGGGTCTACCAGAATATATCATCCACTGTTTTAGTTCTTCTTCTTGTTGCTTTAACTTTTCTAGGTGAAGAAACTCTTCTAGGTCTGTATTACCTTTTCGTTTCTTTTTCTCACCTAACTTGCGTAAATCTTCTGTGGCATTTACGTAATCACCAACTTTGTTTGCAACGTCAGCAATCTCACGTCCGTTTTGAATAGCTGACTTGATTACTGCAAATGCTGCATTCGCTGCCGCTATCTCTGCTAACATTTGCTACTCCACAATCTTTACGATGTAAGTTTTACCATCTAAGCCTTTGCTAATTTCAACTGTCTTGTTTTCACATGAGTAACGCACGTTGCCCGTATCTTTATACAAGTTTCTTTCAATAGTGCGTTTTGCCTTTAAACAATTTGATAACTTTTCATATGCTGTATGTTCGGTTACATTTCCAGCAAGATACAATATCAGAGTTATTGTTTCAGTTATCATAGCTGCCACCATTTCTCATTTTTTCAAGACGGGCTTCTATGGCACTAATACGTTTTTCATAGAACTCCAATGTTAGTTTTTGCTGTTGGTCGTGTGGCGCACGGCCTTCATCTATCTGTGCTGTCAGTTCATCTAGCTGGTCAGAAAGATGTTCAATCAACATAAACTGTTCACTGTCGGCAGGTAGACTGCCCATCTCTCCACGAGGCCACTTAATACGAAACTCAGTATTCTGTCCTAAGTCAGACTCCATCATTGTGATGTTTGTCTCTATCTGATTAAGACGCTCTA